TAATGTTAAGGTATGGTCAGGGATATGTTACGATATGTTACATTGTAGTTTTGGAACAGCACATCGTATCAGTCGGGTGTTTAGCCAATATCATTTGTTTTTAGACGTGATTAAATATACTCTTGGCGGTATCATACGTAGTTATTACCCGGTATCACAACATTATGTTATTGTTCCCGAAGCATTGACTAAGAAATATTTAAATATATCAAACTATTCTACGAATGATACCATCAATAAACGATTGATTACAGGGATATTTTACAATAGTAGCACTATTGATGGAAAACTGTATCAATCAAAAGACTATAACAAAGAAAACATACAATACAAAAATACGATCACTTCTAACGATAAAGAAACACTTATGGTATTCAAAAACAGATGTGAAGAATATCATGAATGCTTACAAATCATATCCATACAAATTATAAAAAATAGTTCTATTCCATTACGTAACCAGAATATAGTGCATAAGTTGATAAAGGAACTGGGGAAATTAAAAAAGAGAACAGATGATTTGGAAATTATAAAGGATATAACTGTAAAAGAACGTTATAATCATAACAGAAAATAATTCATAATACATATACATATATTGTTTTTTATTATATTGACAGATTAAGAATATTGTGCGATTTTTATAAAAATTGAAATGAACATATTCATAATCATAATACATAAAAATGAACACTCCAGAGTATAGAAAAGCGTATATGGCTAATTTGAAAATGGAAACCAATAACAACCATAAGAATTTAGTAGCAAATAAAGGAAATCCATCGACGCAACAATACATACAAAATTCAGGACAACAGGTATTAGGCATTTCAACTTTTACTCCAACAAACGTTCAAGCAAAAGGAACCAAATTTAAGGGTTACAAGTAATTATATTGTTTATTGTATTTTGACAGTTTAGGAATATTGTGCGATTCATTTGCGATCATTTTATGACTTTTTTAATGTGGGTGTATAGTAATGCCAAAAGATGAAATTGATTACTCCAATACGATATTCTATAAAATATATTGTAAAACAGACGATGTAAAAGACATTTATGTTGGACATACTACCAATTTTGTACAAAGAAAATACATGCATAAGGCAGCATGCAATAGAGACAAATGTAGAAATCATAATCTGAAAGTTTACCAATTCATTCGCGAACATGGAGGATGGAATAATTGGAAAATGGATATTGTTGGGTTTCATGAATGTAATGACCATTATGAAGCTAGAAAAGTTGAACAAAAATATTTTGAAACATTACACGCAACCTTAAATAGTATTGAACCTTTACCAAAACCAAAACCAAAAATAATAAAAGAAAAAATTGTACCAACCTCTATACCAAAAACAACAACGATAACGAAAGAAAAAGAAGATAAAATAGTTCAAAAAGGTTCATTAAAATATGTTTGTAATTGTTGTGACTATTCAACTTCACGAAATAGTCAATACAATAGACATCTTTCCACGCGCAAACATAAAATGAACCATTTTGAAACAGTAACAGGTACAGAAAGCTACGTTAATTATAAATGTGATATTTGTGAATCAGAATTCAATAGCCGTACAACGTTATGGAGACATACCACGAAATGTTCATCGCCTAAAAGCATAGAAAAGCCAATGCTTAAAGAATACAATTCATACCTGGTAAAAGAGTTAATCCCAATTATTAAAGAGTTAATTTTAGACCATTATTCCAGTATTACAGCCTAATCCACATAAGGATTCTTAAATAGTAGATATAATAAAGAATGAATTGTAATCTTATAACTTTTTTATTTTTTTTTGATATTTTTTGATGAAAAATAAAACAGAAACTACTGTTCATGGAAATATTTTGAAGAATAAATCTCTCTTTTTTTCAAAAAAGTTGGTTGTGATGATAATGCAGTCATATTAAAAATAAATAATTTAATCTCTTATGATAAAAAAAATATACATTTTATAATTAAAATCATTTAGGGGTTTTTTCTTCGTATATAATATACGAAAATGACGAATAAATTACCCATAATTACCCCAATGAAATTTAATTGTTATTTATGTAACTTTGAATGTAGTAACAAGAAAGACTACTCAAGGCACATATTGACCAGGAAACATCATATACGAACAAATACGAACAAATCCATTACAAATTACCCCAATATACATTTATGCGAATGTGGTAAGAAATATAAACATGCATCATCACTTTGGAATCATAAACAGAAATGTAATATTATCAAAAGTGGTCCATCTACAGAACACCAGTCATCTAATTCTGAATCAAATAATTTATCGTCAACTAATACAGACCTAGCAAAACAGTTGATTCCTCTGATTAAAGATTTAATTATAGATATTATTCCCGTATTACAACCAAACCATACTGATAACAGTAATACTTTTAATATCAACATGTTTTTGAACGAGCAATGTAAAGACGCTATGAATATGACAGATTTCATTGAATCTATTCAGTTATCTCTGGAGGATATGAAGCATTATGGTGATAAAGGCCAAACAAATGGAATGGCCAACATACTCATAGATAAGCTAAACACCATGGAAATAGTGAAGCGTCCTGTGCATTGTAGTGATATTAAGAAGGAAATTATTTATGTGAAGGATGATGATAAATGGGAGAAGGAAGAGAAGCATAACCCAAAGATAAAAAGTGCTCTAGACACGCTTACAAAGAAAAGTATTCAGGCAATGCCTTATATGGAAAATAATCCCGACGAATACGTAAAAACAATATCCGAAGTATTAAAAGATCCTCGGGAAGACAATAAAATAATTTCACAATTAGTAAAAAAGATAATTGTATGAGTGGGTGATAATGGTATGAGTATATGATATATTTAATAAAAATATATATATCATAAAATAATACTAATGGTTAGATTAGTATGTTCATAATGAATATTCCTTTTTAAATTCATCAATTTCAAATATGGGAATATGTAGTGTTCTGGCTTTTGATAATTTGCCACTGACGTCGTCTTTTGATTTAGTAATAACTGCGAATGTATTTTTTGAAACAGCCGATGATAGTTTAACATTGTATATATTTTCTAATTTTTCCATCACCTGTTTTTCTCGTACCCCTGTAAAGACAATAGATTTACCATAAAGTATATGTTCTGTATCGTAAGTATGTGTTTTGTTGGTTATTTTCAAATCCAATTTATGATTCATATCAATTTGTGCTAAAAACTCTTTCATCTGTGATATTTTGTCTACAAAGTTAACCGCTGTTTTTTTCGCCATCCCTTTAACGTTAGCAAGTTTTCCAATTTTATCTTCCAGTGTATCTGTAGAAGTCATAATATCAGGATATTCCGTCATGATAAGTTTCATTTTTCTATCTCCGAATCCATGGCCAAAAATATTTGACGCTGCCATAATAGTGGATAAATCTGCGATTGCTAGTTTTGCGTGTATGCTTTCGTATATTTTGGTTGCTAGTTTATCTTTGAATCCCTCAACCTTAAGAAAGTCGTCTTTATTCATTTTCACTATTTTAAACACGCTGTTGTATCCTGCTGCGATGATTCTAGATATATTGCCACTACTTAGACCATCAACTTCAATTCCAGTAAAGAAATTGGTAACATTTTTTTGAGTAATTTCTTCATTATTTTCTTTATTAGCGAGTTCAATATCAACATGTGTATCATTCCATACATAGTCTACATCCGGCATTTTAATTTTTTCCGCCGGAACAATGGTTTCCATAATGTATGGAATAACATCCCCGCTTCTAATGATCTTAACAATAGCCCCTATCCCAAGTTGTTTATTTACAACAGTGGATGCGTTATGTGCGGTGGCGTATTGAATTGTAGCGCCTCCAAGAACGATAGGTTCAATTTGAATTTTGGGTTTTAAAAGTCCATGTTTACTGACGTTCCAAATAACATCAATAACTTTTGCTTCCGCCATTTGTTCTGAGAGAACCATTTTGAAAGCGAATGAATGTTCCGGATTTTTATTAACTCTTTCATGAATATGATCATCTGTAACAATAATTCCATCCGATTCATATTTATATTTGTTTCTCCACTCTACCAATATTTCAGACAACATGTCATTAGATATGGTATCGCTAGATTGGTATTTAACTGTGGTTACATCCATAGTATCAAGTTTCGTCATTTGTGATAATGGAGATATATTCGGTTCAATAATTTCATAGGCGACAAATTCAATATCATTTAATTTTTTAACATCTATAGTTTTTGAATTGATAACTCCTGATACAAAATTTCTGGGATTTGAAAATTTGGATTTATACTTTTCCTCAAATATATTTCTATCTATAATAAATTCCCCACGCATAGTATGATTGTTGTCTTTTGGTAACCTTAAATGTGGGACTAAGTAGCTTATATCTTGTCCTACAGTTCCATTTCCCCGGGTATATAATTTTTGCTCATTATTTTCAGTGGAGTACAATCCACTAACCCCGTCTAATTTTGCTGATATAACATAAGGTCCTTTATATTTTTGTTTCCATTTATCAATAGCGTTTGTATCCGGTTTAATTTTATCCATAGAGCCCATAAAATATGGAAGGGTTGCTTTATTTTTATCGATAACAGGTGCGCCAATATTTTCCAATTCTTTATTCTTAGGATATTTTTGTTCAGTATATTCTTTGATAATATCGTATTCGCTATCAGTTAAAATAGAAACGTCATTAAAAAAAGAATCATTAGCTTCTTTGATAATATTTATCAATTCCTGTTCAGTGGATGAATTTAAATGTTGAACTCCTTTCATTCTAAATTTATCAATAAAATCGGTTGATGCGGGTAACGTTTGTTGTTTGATAGAAACGTTAGATTTAATATTTTTTTTCGCAGGTATTTGTTTTATAACAGATAGGGTATCTTTTTTTGGGATGGTTACTTTTTGCGATATTTTCTTTTGCGTAATTATCGGATTACCGGTGATGGAAATAACTGCTCGTCCATCTTTTCTATCAGTAGGTTCTTTATATTCCATTTTCAAAAAATCAAATATTGCTTTTTCATCAGGAAACTCAATAGGAACTTTGCTCCCTTTTTCTTTTCCATTCATTTTAGATATACCGTGTTCGTTTAGCGAGTATCCAAATTGAAGAGCACGATGTCTCATTACAGTATTAAATCCCATACTTCCAGTAAAATATAGTTTTGCGAAAGCATATTCATGAGTGGATGTATACAAAAAATCAACGCGTCGTGGAATATCGTCATTGATTTTTGCGATGGTCAAACTTTTGGACTTGCCTTTAGATAAGAATTCTATAATAATATCGGATTGTTTCAATCTATTTAATACTTCAGAAAATATAGATTCGTCGTTATTTGGGCTGGATATGATTACATCAATATCTCCTGAAGACTCTGTACCGCGTCTATAACTTCCCACTATCTCTAGTTGAATATCCTTTCCAATGGCTTGTACTTCATTTTCAAATACTGTTTTATATTTATCAATAACCTCTCTGGGTATTCTTTTACTAATATCGTCAAAATATTTTAATCCAATTTTCTGGTTATCATTAAGTAAGTCAGTATTTTCTTTTAATTGCTCCAATGTGGTGATTTCTTTTGAAATGAGCGATTCTGCCTTCTTTGGACCAATCCCGTATATTTGTGTAAAAATTTGAACTGGATTATTTTTCTCTCGTTCTATATATTTCAATGTTCCTGTTTCTTGTATCTCTTTAAGCTTAAGTAATATGGTTTCTCCAATATTTGAAAGTCCTTTCAATTCAGAAAAGTCAAATATGCTTTCAGATTGTAGTAAAATAGTTTCTTCTGCTTTTTTATATGCGCGCGCTCTAAACGGTTCTCCTTTACGAATATGGATAATATTCATTTTCGACATAATTGTTGCGAATAGCTCATTCAATCGTATTTTATCCGTATTGGTAGGCGCAACATCTGAAGGTTCATTATCTGGTTCATTATCTGGTTCATTTTCAATAGATGCTTCCATTTTTTTCAGTTGAAGTTGACATTCATCTAATTCATCTTGTATTAATTTAGCTTTCATATATAAATTATCACATTCTTTTTTTTGTATCGAATACGATTCATTATCGGATATTGTTCGCTTCATAGTTTTCTTTTTTGACGAAACTGTAGCGGTTTCTAACTTATTACAATACCCATATGTTTTTAGAGTGCCTTTTTTACTTACACTTGTAGCACAAATAGGCCCTTTATCAGTTGTAACACACTCATTATACGTGATACCTTTTTGCTGAAAAGGAAATATACATTCGCCAGACATTACCTTTTGATTTTTTTCAACTTTACCTAAATTGTTGATATTGTTCCCGTTCATTATATTAAATATATATTATATAATGAATTACGTTTAATCTATTTTCAGATCAAAAAATAAATCATGTATGCTACATGCGCTTTAGAAGTTTATACGACTTCCCTTTTTTTCTTCTCAGGGTCGGCTTATTTTTGCACGTGTATCCGAAACTAGCCAGTTTTTTTCTAGTGATTACTGAATTTCTGCAAATACGTATAGCATTTATTTGGCTTTGTTTCATGTCCTTCTTTTGCTTTCGCGTACGTTTAGAATTTCCTCTTTTATTGGTGTATTTGTTTACGGTTTTAATACATTTACATAACTTATTTGCTAATATTTTTTCGGCTAATACCTTTCTCTTATCTTTTCTCTTATAGGTATCACTTGATGTGTCAACTTTATAGAATTTCAATATTTTAGAATAATCTTTCTGTGATAATTTTGCGAACTCCATAAATTAAAGTAATATAAAATAATATACATATATTATATATAGTATGAAATTCAGTATGAAATTCAGTAAAATGGTTAATCAACTTCTACGTAAAAAATACGTTACTCTTTTTATGATTTTTGTTGGTATTATGGTAGTATATTTAATATTTAAGGGATTTTCAATGTATGAACAATTTGAATCTAGCGAACTTGAAGAACTATTCGATAATGAACATAACAAATCGCACATGCGAATGTTGAATAGAAAAACATTATCCGATACGTTGAATAGAAAAACATTATCCGATACGTTATCCGATACAATATCCGATAAAATGACCGGACGTGGACCAGCAAAACCTACAATAAAATCACTATCTGCTCTTAGATCTAATGTTGAATCCGTGCCGAAAATACCATCAAAGTTCAATTTGAACAGACGCGAAATACTAACAAGGCCTCCTGTTATACAGACTGTTGCTATACCTACTGTTGCTATACCTAGAATTCCGAAAACGCCAAAACCAAAACTAAATTTAAAAAGATTTAAAAGATTTAAAAGATTTTAATTTTATATATGCTTAAAAAAATTGACTATAAATTATAGATTAGTTTATAGTAAATAAAATATAATACTAGAAATTGCTAGCATTATGGTGTGTAAAATTTGTCACACATTCAACAACATTTTAGTATGTAATGGATGTAATGATTTTGTGTGTAATAGTAACTGTTGTCAGATGACATTTCCACACTACAATGACCAACTATTTATTGTATGTAATATTTGTAGTAATAGTGTGATTGCTAAGCTAAAAGAATTACCGAATAGACAAACAATACATAAAAGTCTAATTAATCTGAAACGAAAAATAAAAAACAGTCATATGAGAACAAAGAAAACTAAGACACATTCATAATTTCATATAAATTTACACATTTACACATTTAAATAATTTGATACCGAAATAAGTATTTTTTCTTGATTGGTTAATTTGCGAAATACTAGCGCCTTATCGATATTTATAAACATAAAACTATTCTTAAAATTCTTGCATTTAAGTACAGCACCTGTCTCTGATATTATTATATCGCATATAATAGCCCCTTTAGTTAATTTAATTTTATCTGGTGTTGTTAATGATATCCACTTTATAAAACTACCAGTTTTCATATCTGGAAGCTCATCTACGTATAAATACTCTTTTAAATCTGTCATTAATGTTATAATATTTTCCTTAGGAATCATTAATTCATTAAATAATTTTAATTTAATATCATTGATCTCCTTTGATGTTTGTTGAAAAATATTTTCATTATTATCATTTTCTAATGCGTTGAGGAGTAAGTTAATATCACTCATTGTTATATGGCGATGGTTATATTATGTATGAATAATATTTTTAAGTATTTTTACCAATATGAAAACTAAATTTTGTTGATAGCATTTACGATGATATCTAAACTTTTACTCATTTGAAATTTAGTAATGATGAGAGGTGGACACATTCTAACAGTTTTATCGCGCGTGATTTTTGTCAATAGTCCATTATTCATACACGAATCTACAAATATATCAGCATGTCCAGCTGTATGGAATTCTATAGCATTCATTAATCCTACTCCTCGTATATCTTTTACTTGATTTCCTTTATATATATCTAATTCGCCTCTGAACATAATACCCATAGTTTTTGCGTTTGGTAATAAATTTTCATCTTTTACTATATCTAATGATTCCATCGCTATTTCACATGCCAGTGGATTTCCTCCATATGTGGAACCATGCATACCTGGTTTAATTAGATCCATTATATTATTGTCAGCTAAAACGCATGAAATAGGGAGCATTCCACCACTTAATGACTTTCCTAAAATAAGAATATCAGGACGAATACCATATACGTCCGAAGCTAACATTTTTCCAGTTCTACCTATACCGGTTTGAACTTCGTCGCATATGAGTAAAACGTTATATTTGTTACATAATTTTCTCACTTTTTTTAGATAGTCATTTGTTGGTAGTATAATACCAGCTTCCCCCTGAATGGGTTCTACCATGTAAGCAACTATATTCGGGTTTTTTGAAAATTTTTCATGGAGGTCATCAATATCATTGTATTTTACAATATCAAATCCTGGTGTATACGGACCAAAATGTGTGTAACATAACGGATCTGTAGAAGACGAACATGCGGTAATTGTTCTACCCCAAAAATTATGTTGCGCCATAAGTATTACCGCTTTATTCTTCTGAATATGTTTCGCTTGATAACCCCATAATCGTGCTAATTTTAAAGCGGTTTCGCCACCCTCTACGCCAGTATTCATGGGCAAACATTTATCGTACCCAAAAGTTGAATGCATATGTTGATAAAATCTAATCAAACTTTCACTATGGAATGCTCTACTACAAAGTGTTAGTTTTGTAGATTGTTCGTTCATCACTTTAATAAGTTTTGGATGACAATGTCCTTGGTTAACGCTTCCATACGACGATAAAAAATCTATATACCTTTTTCCAAAAACGTCAACTAAATATATTCCATATCCTTGTTTTAGTACAACAGGTAACGGATTATAATTTTGAGCACCATACATGGCATTAATTTTCAAAAGATTTTTAAACATAAAATTAGTATTATAATTAGTATTGTATAATTATTAAATTGTTTTTTTTGAGAAATATTAACACTTATTACATAATAAAAAAATTTATATCATTTTATTATATTTTCAAATTTGTCTGATTCATTGTATATGTGGTAAATAAATAATTAAATATTGATTTTTCTACCAGATCGTAGTGTTGCGTATGCTGGATATACGTATTCATCCATATTTACAAATACAAAAGAATGCTTTCTTAATGTATATTGGATATGTTCAATATTGTTAATGGCCATGATCCATTTAGTCTTGTCACTATTTTCTAATATATTACTAACATAATCGCTATTATCTCCACATGAAGGTCCTGGAATTGGTTGGTAATCATTATCTGAAATGATCTTTTTTAAATCACGAATAAGATATGATTTTCCATTTGCTCCTGAACCCCATAGAACGATGTTTTCTCCGGAATGTATAGCTTTAATTGATGACATTTTAGCAAACAGGTATTGTTCTTCAAACTTAGTAATGGTTACCATTTATAATATAATTGTAAAATTAGGTTTAAGTATTTTCAATTTTATAATAAATACCGTCGTTTACACCTCTAAAACATAGATCCATATGAACTACCTCCTAAAGCCTCATTTGCGGCTAATAATTGCGTATCTTCGTACCCTTGACTGGCAGTATTATGATACATCAAATTATAGTTAGGTAATTCCTGTTGTTCCTGTGGCGATTGTTGTACATTTTGAGGTACCTGTGCTGGTTGAATGGGTGGGCGTTCAAGTTTAGGTTTTGCGATTTCAGCCCTTTTTTTTGGCTCGGGTTTTAGAGATGTTTCACCATTCCATACTTCATTTACTCTCTCTACAAGAATATTAGATTTTTCACCTAACTTAGATTGAATACTTAATGTAATCAATAATACGGCAAGTATTATAGAAATAATTGAGAAATCAGGATATTCTTTACCACTATTAGGTTTTAAGAATGTTACAAGTCTGTGAATATAAAATAAGCCAAAGAATAAAAGTAACATTTGTATAGTGATTTCAAATACAATCTCTAATGATCCTTTATCTTCATCCGCCGCCGGAATGTATTTTTTCATAAGTTTGTTAAGTGCCACAACAGGAATTATTGCTAAAAGAGAATATTGCGTAATGTTTGATAGTTCATTTTTTGTAGGTTCGTCAAAATTTAACATATGCGTTAAAAATGTGTTTTGTTCATTGGATTTAATGTCGGTATCTTCCATATGAAATATGTAAATATATTAATTTTTGTTATCAATAATAATAAAATTGAATAAAATGTATAGACACTCCCTGTAATATATAAATTATGGTTATCGTATGTAAAGACAAATATAATAATGACGACGATGAAATTAATTCCCATTTTAATAAATTCCCTTTCCCATTGAGTGATTTTCAAAAACATGCTATTGAGGGTATCGTAAAAGGAGATCATGTTTTAGTAACGGCGCATACTGGATCAGGAAAGACTTTACCAGCAGAATTTGCGATTGATTACTTTTGCTCTAGAGGGAAGAGAGTAATCTATACTAGTCCAATTAAAGCCCTTTCAAATGAAAAATATCACGACTTTACTAAAAAATTTCCTAATTATTCAATAGGTATATTGACAGGTGACATTAAATTCAACCCGGATGCGAATTTACTAATCATGACCACAGAAATTCTACAAAATCACTTATATAAGCGTTTACAAGAAAGTACTGTTGCTACTAGTGCGCTTAATTTTGAGATGGATATTGATATAGATTTAGCATGTGTTATATTTGACGAAATTCATTATATTAATGATGCCGATAGGGGGAAAGTATGGGAAGAAACTATACTAATGCTACCTAAACAAATATCTATGGTCATGTTATCCGCTACTATTGATAAACCAGAAAAATTTGCAAACTGGTGTGAAAATAGACATAAAGATTCTAATAAGAATGTGATTCTTACCGGAACTGAGCATCGCGTAGTGCCTTTAAAACACTACACATATATTAATTCTACGGAGCACCTATTCAAAATTTTAAAGGATAAAGATAAGGAAAAAGAGATCAAAAAATTTATCCGTGTTCCACAGATTATTAAAGATGCCTCTGGGATACACGAAGAGACTATATTATCATCAAATAAGATTATCAATTTAATGCATCAAAAAAAAAGTTACACAAAACCCGGACATATACTCAATTCGTTGATAACCTATTTGTATCAAAATGAAATGTTACCGGGTATATGCTTCGTATTTTCAAGAGTGAACGTGGAAAAATATGCCAATCAAATCACTGTCAATTTATTTGGCTATGATGATGCTCATGTCCCGTCCATCATTTCAAATGAATGTGATAATATTATTAGGAAACTTCCCAACTATAAAGAATACAAGATTTTGAAAGAATATATTGATTTAGTTTCACTTATGGAAAAAGGTGTAGCGATTCATCATAGCGGTATGATGCCTATATTGAGAGAAATGGTAGAAATTATATTTGGACGCGGATATATTAAGGTATTATTTGCGACTGAAACATTTGCTGTGGGAATTAACATGCCTACAAAAACTGTAGTATTCACAGCACTATCTAAATATACTTCTGACGGACATAGACATTTATTAAGTCATGAATATACACAGATGGCGGGAAGAGCAGGTAGGCGTGGTCTAGACACACTTGGTCATGTAATTCATTGCAATAATATGTTTAGAGAAAACGTATCTCTTATGGAATATAAAACAATCCTATCAGGTAAACCTCAAATATTACAATCAAAATTTAAAATATCATATAGTTTGTTGCTCAATCTGATTGCTTTAAATAAAGTAAGCTATAGCGAATATGTAGAATCTAGTATGTTAAGAGATGAATTATCAAACACTATAAATGGATTTCAGTATCAAATTAGCGAATTAGAAACACTTGCTGACAAATATAAATCGGATATACTCATTTCAAATATTCAACTAGAGCCTATCAATGAATATATTGAAATAAACAAAACTATAAGTTATCTCAACAATAAAAAGAAAAAATTAGCCTATAACAAAATTAAACAGATTGAAGATGCTTACGGAAAGCAATTTAATCGTCATTACGAAGTTATAAAGAAGTTGAAAGAAACCGATATTGAGATTGAAAGAAACAAAAAATCAATGGATGGTGTAAATAGTTATGTGATGGATAATATCAATATTGTTCTTAATATCCTTCATGAAAATGGATTCATCGAAAAAGATGAAGATGATAAATATCAATTGACATTAAAAGGCAAAATAGCATCTAATATTAACGAATGTAATAGTTTAATTATGGCAGAACTAATTTATGAAGGAAAATTGGAAGAGCTAACTGTAAATGAATTAGTTGGATTCATGAGCTGTTTCTCTAACATATCTGTAGCGGAAGACTATAAACAACATACCACTTCTAAAAATAGTATTAGTAGTATTATGAAAGATTATAAAGATATGTCAAACAAATATATTGATTTAGAAAACCATTATGGAATTCATACAGGAAGCCATGTAGATGTACATTACGATTTAATTGATGAATCATATGATTGGTGTAGTGCAAAAGATGAAGAGGATTGTGTAAATATTACAAATATATTAATGGAAAAGAATGTATTTATTGGAGAGTTTGTAAAAGCCATATTAAAAATAAACAATGTAGCCAATGAGTGTATTGGAGCATGCGAGTATATTGGAAATATACAATTGTCTGAAAAATTAAGTAAAATTTCGGATACAACATTGAAATATATAATTCTTCAACAATCACTATACATCTAATGTAAATTTGATATTAAAGTATAAAATAAAGTATAAATTAGAAAAAATTATGTCTATATTTTTTAAATGGATTTAAGTAAGTTAAAACTCAATGAGTTAATGTATGTAGCGAAAAGTATAGAATACATCAAATCGGAAGAAAATGTCGATACATGGTCAACTGAAGAGATATATCATGGGGCTATATATGAAACAGTACAAAGTAAGTACCAGGTAAAAGCCTCTGAAATTGTATGTGGAATGTTTTCACCATTGAAATTATTATTTAAACGTACTATCCGTAATTATATTTTGGTTATGACTCAACGTAAGAGTCAGCTTGTTCCGAATGTAAATGGAGCCGAACTTTCTTTTTAAATGAATCCTTTTTATTAAACATATGTAATGAAAAGTCATGTTGTGAATAATTTTTCAGGTCATATCTTACTGTAATTTTAGATGCCATATTTATAGCACGTATGTAGACAATATACTGAAATAGCCCGTCATTTCTATCCAATTTATCAAATACATAACCTTGATATGTTTTTGTATTTAATTCTGTCTGACGATTACACCAATTCAATAGATTACAATCCAACTGTATTTTCCGAATAGAACGCGTAGTAGTGTTTATATAGTCCAATTTATTGACCCAATTATCATAGAAAGTATCAGCATTTGATGAAAATGTATACAGACTGAAAACCCGTTGAATGGATATTATATTGAGTAAATCTATAAGTCTTCTCATGGGAGATGTAATGTGTATATACGAATCAACCCCAATCAGTTCATGTGAATCTGATTTTTCAAGTGTATATTTTCCAGAAGAAGTATTCCATATTTTTATAAAGTTATGTAGCGATGTAGGAACTTCTTTAGGAATTGATTTTTCAGAGTCTGAAATAGAACGAAATATACCACAATCATTTTCAATAAATATTTTAGAGGTATGGTAATTCATAAACATCATCAAATATGCTACAATCTCTTTACTGTCATTCATCTTATTTGATAACTTATGAATACTTTGTAAAATATTCGCGTATTTCTCTAACAATCCAAAGTGTTTATTTTTCGTATTAATATCGTCGTATAAATAATTTTCGTTCACTACGATAGCAACATTTGAGTATTGTATATCAATAATGCTGTTGTTTTGAATATGGATGTCCATAGCTAAAGCTATTCTTTTTTCACCTTTATATAGTGAGCATAATATATTTGAGAGTACCGTAGGTAACATTGGTCGTTTTTTGTCTGGTAAATATATGCTAGAAATTCTCTCGGAAAACGCAGACCATAGATCTAAAACATCCATCCATATTGCTACGTTAGTAATATATATTGAAAGGACACTTTTGTCTTCAAATTCCTGAACTGAAAACGCATCGTCAAAATCTTGAGTACCTGGTCCATCTATGGAAAATATGAATACATTTCGCTCTTCTATATTATATTTTTCAATAATATCATCAAATGTCTTTTTTGTATTTATTAGATTTATGGATCTTTTAGCATCTTTTCCAAATCCCTGTATGGAAGAATTGAGACTTTTACAAAATAGTTGATACTCGTAGAAATTAATAATTTCTTCAACGTTTCCTATATTGTTTTTAATAATAGCCTCTGGGTGCGTTGAATCCCAGGATTTGAATTGAAATGTGATATATCTATTTATTTTCCTTTTCGAAAACCCTATACGCTTCTCTTCGTGTGCTATAAGAAATATTGGTATATGTTTATCGTCTGGGCTACATTTATAAATATACTTGTTCTTATGTTTTCCATATATTTTATCTTCAAGTAGTAATACACCTGGAATTTGGACACTATTTCTCACAAGTGAATTAATAAGTGTTGTCTTAGTGCCATCATATGTAAATATATCACCATTAAATAAATGTTCTTTTGCCGGATTGATATCTATATCCTCAACCATTTCATGAGTGTTAGCATCGAATATTGTCCATTTACTATAATCTCTATCATGAATCGATAACTTATATTGATTCATGATATTCTTTTACAATGTATAGAGAGAATTAAACAGTTCAATTTTGTTTTATTTTTAAATGTTTATTTTTACCATTTTCTTCAATCTTTGATATTGTCACGTACGAACATGCGTAATGATATAAATTACAAACTATATTCATAATTGTACGGTATTGATATTTAACAATGACAGTTGGTTCTATATAATGAATAGAATACCACCAAAAGGGCGGTATATATATCATATCTCCCTTTGTTGCTGATATTTCAGATACATGTAATTTATCAGGATTTTCCCATACATCGTACGACGAAACGTTTTGCATAAGTTCGTAATCAATATCATTGTCGAATTTATTATTATGTTTATGCGACATGAACCGTATTTTTATGCTTCCTTCTGTTACTAGAAAAAAGTTTCTAAAATTAAAGTTACTTGTTATAGGAGATTTGAATTGATCATCGCTTACAATTACATCGTATGAATTATTACATGTAAATTCGGGAATTATCTGTTCTTCTATTGATTTCAGTTCGTTTATAATATTATCATTTGTAACCAGTTTACTATTATATTCTGAATATATTTTTGTCATAGTTTCTTCGGGAACTCCTTCTTTTTCCTTTTCCTTTTTTTTAATGACAATGGCTTTTGATTTCAAAATATTAAGCGGAGTTCCAGTACCCTCAATAACATTATGATTAATATCAACATTTTTTTCCAATTTAAATGTGAAAGGTTGTCGTAGTTCACACATTTCGTTTAGATTGTTTCGGTTTGTGTAATCTATTTCATATATATTTTCATCGGTTGCGGTTTTCATATGATATAGGATATGAATGTAAAAAATCACACATATTAAAAAAATTATACTATATATTATAATTCTCATAAAAATTATCAATACATTATTTTTATGATTCAAACTACATATCATCGATATTAGGTGCTAAGTAAAATCTAACATATGAATTTTCAGTCATCTCATATTTAAGTTGCATCGGCAATCCTTCTGTTAAGTGTAACAACACATTTGGCGAAACCTTATTAAATAAACACATGTTTTTAACATATTTTAAAGCGAATGTGGCGTCTACATGTTTTCCTTCTTCGATACTATACGCTTCAATATCGTTGAATGGAATGTTGATCGTCATACTTCCTTCCAAAGATTTACTGGTCGCATTTACTTCACTTTCAGTACATTTTATATTAACGTGTTCGCCAATAATACTTAGTTCATCTATAAGCTTTTTTAATTTTTTGCTGTCAAATTCTAAATCAGTTGTATATTCCTGATCAGTTATATTTAATTTTTCTGTATCAACATCAACTAAAGGTATTTCAAAATATTTGTTATATTCGGTGTTACCAGAAATTTTTTCAAAGGCAATATCCAAATAATCCTCCTTCGTAATATTCAATTTAATATTATGATCACATGTCCACGTATTCAATATCTTAGGAAAGATACTAGAATTAATTCCTAGAGATGTCGAGCTAGATACGTTATAGGTATCAAACCATTCTCGTGTTAGGTTTATTTCAAATATAGATACATGACTAGCATCCATGCCCTGAATATAAAAGGTTTCTTCATTAATATCAATTGTAAAAATATCGCTAAATAATTTGATATTTTGAAAAATATTAATGAATAATTCTGCTTTCAACTTGTCTTGAATAATAATTTCCATAATTTATATATTGGGTATATAACTATAATTATATTTCAATTTTATATTTATTCTTCTCCGAGGGATACATTATCTGTTACTACTAATTCTGGCTTAGATGATAAGACAGATATTTGTTTTTCTAATGATTCTTTGAGGAGGATATTATCATTTTTTAAATTTCTAATATTAGTGTTCATGACGTCAATTTGAGTTTTATAATGCACTGATTGTTTTTCAAGCTTATTTTCAAGTTCAGTTTTATTAGATTTGTAACTTTTCTCTAAATCAGATATACTAGAAACCAACTTTGTTAACAATTCAGTCGTATTTGGGGGGATTCCATTAAGCTTATTTTTCACATCAATGTTATCAACATCAATTAATTCCATTTTTGATATTAATGATGATACATGTCCTTCTAAAATAGTCAATGCCTGAGGGATAGATACAGAATTGGAACCATTATTACCATTTACAAAACCTTCAACATTATTTGATGTTCCTGTAGCTCTCTTGTGTTTTTGTGATGCGATTGCTCTAGCACTCATTTTAATTGACTAGATATATAAATTATATAAAAAAAGCGCATATATTAATTTTATATATATATATAATACAATGTTGAGAATGTTAAAAATGTTTGCTGCTAACTTAAAAGTGAGTACAAATTACTTTCGTGTTGTTTTAATATTATCCTCTATGTTTTGGTTCAGTCTAATATATATGTTATATCCTGATGAAGATTTTACAGGTGTGAATAGTATAAGTGAATTGATTAAAAAGGAACTATTAAAGGAAAAAGTAATGGAGGATATTAAAAAAAAAAAAGAACAATCAGCCACCGAAGGATTTGAACTACATGTATATGATTATGAAAGAAAGAATGACTCAATTGAAAAAGATGTGGAAAAAATAGAAGAAACCGTAGAGGAGGAGTATACATCAGAAAATATTCAGAAATCTGTATTTGAACAGTACTTTAGCAGAGTATACTTTTCTATCATTACTGGGTGCTTATTAGGTTATGGAGATGTTTATCCAACTACAATTAGATGTAAAGCTGCTGTAATGACACAAGCATTACTTACTGTAATTATTATTGTTATGTAAAGTATACGGAAGTCCAATTATTAAATCAATCATCAATAGAGTCAATTAAGTTATGAATTAGTTTCATTTCACTCTTTGCTGATTCGTTTAACTGTTCTGAAAATTCTTTACAGTATACCGTTGTAAATAGATTATCGCTATTATGTTTATCCATTCTATTAAAATACAATTCAGATGATTTTTGAACAGAATCTGTATAATCTAAATCTAATTTATGAATTCCATATAGAACAGTTCTATTAATGTCATATGCTGAAATTAAATCGGCTTCTCTTACTATATTGAATGCTTTTTGATTAGTCCCCATATTTGGGAATCCGTTTTTTTTTATTTTCCCATATGACATATTATCTATAATACTAAGTATTGTATCGGTGTCTGGTTTATTATAGGCATTCTCATATAAGAATGATTCTATTTCTTGAAGAGACTCTTTACCAGGAGCGTATTTTGTGTCACATATATCATGAACTAGTGCCGATGTAAAAATTACACATGTTTGCTCTTTTAAATATTCGTAATGTTGTACTTCTTTATCGTATATTTTCTTGGAATTGCTCAAAACAGTTAGTGCATGATTCAGTGAATGTGATTCATCTATATTATATTTCATACTTTGGGCCAATACAAATTTAATAATGTTATTGATAGGTAGTCTCATTAATATCTGGTTAGAGGTATTTTTTTGCTAAAAAAATTAACAGTATAAATTAAAATAGTTTAAAGAAGTTATACATATATATGTATAATGTCTTCCAATGATGTAAGTGCTCCTACCAGTGATAGTGTTACTGGGTGTGTTAAATGGTTCAATAACAAAGCGGGTTATGGATTTGTTACAATTATGACAGGTGAGATGTGTGCTACTGATGTTTTTGTACATCATAGTTCAATCTCGGTTAAAGGTTCTCATTATAAGTATTTGGTGCAAGGCGAGTATGTCTCATGTTTGATTCATAACTGCAAAGAAGACGATAGAGAGGCTAAACATGAATTCCAAGCAAAGAATGTTACTGGTATTCTTGGATATAACCTTATGTGCGAGACTCATAATGAAAATAAACGAGTACCCAGAACTGTTTAATATTTACTAAATTATTAAAATCATTATTAAAATCATTATTATATAATTTTAATAAAATTGATTAATTGGAGATGTTAATCTATAATAATAATAATAGGATGGAATTTACTGATGAACAAAATTATGCGTTCGCTAAATTTGAAAATAATGAAAATATATTTATTACCGGCCCTGGTGGATGTGGAAAGTCTATGTTCATTAGAAAAATAGTAGAAACTTCTAAATACAAAAATAATGAGATTCATGTATGTGCTATGACAGGATGTGCTGCGGTTTTACTTGAATGTGGTGCGAAGACAATTCATTCGTGGGGAAGTTTTGGATTAGCAAAAGGTAATAATAATGTAATCGCTGGAACAATTGCCGATAATAAATATAAGCGGAAAAATTGGCGCAAAGTAGATGTACTTATTGTAGATGAAATCAGTATGATGTCATATAAAATGTTTGAATTAATGGAATTGACCGCACGAAAGGCACGAAAAAATAATAAACTCTTTGGTGGAATTCAAATAGTGTTTTCGGGCGACTTCTTTCAATTGCCTCCTGTAGGAGATAATGACGATCCTACATCAAAACAATTTTGTTTTGAATCTCAATTATTCAACAAAGTATTTATTAAAGAGAATCAAATTCAGTTTACAAAGATTTTCAGGCAGAAAGATCCGGTATATTCAAAAATACTTAACAAATTGAGAGTTGGAATTATTACAAAGTCGTCATTGGTAAAATTAAATGAATGTGTGAATAAAGTATTACCAATTGGTAGTGATAATGTTAGGCCTACTATTATTTTACCATTGAAATCACCTGTAGAAAGAATAAACAATGAATCATTGCGTTTATTGAGCGGTGAAGAACAACATTTTCATTTGAAACATGAACGTGTTCTAGACGATGATTTGACAGTTAAACAAAAGGAAAAATTAATCAATGTAACTAAACAAAATATTGACATGGAATTCATTCATCTTGAAAAAAGTATAAATTGTCAAAAACAAATAAGTCTGAAAGTGGGCGCACAGGTTATGTGTATAGTAAATATTGATATGGATAATAAAGATACACCAATATGTAACGGAAGTCAGGGTATAATCACACATTTTCATAGAGAATCTGGTTGTCCCGTGGTTAAGTTTAATAATGGTATTATGCGTACTATTTCTTATCATTCATGGGTTAGTGAAAATATACCATGCGTTTCCATTCAACAGATTCCTTTAATTTTAGCATGGGCTGTAACTATTCATAAAGTACAGGGAGCAACTATAGATTTAGCTGAAATCGATATTGGTTCTGGTATATTTGAATGTGGTCAATCTTACGTTGCGTTATCAAGAGTGACGAATATTGAAGGATTATACTTAAAATCATTCGATCCATCAAAGATTAAAATAAACTCAAAAGTACAAAAATTCTATAATTCACTTTCGTTGGATAATATAGTTAGTGAAAAAAAATAGGGATCTTCACATAGATATTCATAACGATAATAAGTTTTGTTTGTATATATTTTTTACTAGTATTCACATTCTATATTACAATATTCCTTGGTTCTTAAACAATATTCTAATTGATACCCAATAGTATATCTTGCTATCAGTATGGATTGCTTTTTTTTTATATTCGTTTTCATGGTATCATGAAATATACTGTTAATATCTGTATGATTAAAGTCAATCTCATTTAATTTTTTTAATGAATCGTCAAATACTCCAGTAAATGCGTCTAGTATGTCATCAGTTTGTTTTATTTTTTCAAATTCTTCAATAACCTCTTTAGTAATTATTGTTTTTAATTCATTCATATTATCTAGTAATTCCTGATAATGTGTTTCTTTATCTAAGTTATAACTTAGGGATTGTTCTTCATAATATAAAAGTTCGTCGTCATATATATCGTCTTCTTTTGCTGCGTCAATATGTTCTGATATGGTTTCATAACATTGTATACAATACTCGGCATCTTCTATCTCTGCTATACAATTACATACTTTCCAATTATAAGATAACGTGGGAACAGTTGTTACTAAATTACTTATATCATCGCTTACTTGAACCCCAAACCAAAATTTTCCACAAATATCACCATTATAAAATCTACCCATATTGTATTAAATAATATCATTGCTTATTTATATTTTGAATCAATTTTGTATTTTTGTTCATATTGTATGACATATTGAATAACATATTTAACAAAAAAATGTAATATTGAATGAGGCTATTGCGAATGTGTAAGGATTTTTGTTTATGGATAACTACTCTGGAACCGGAAACCATTAGCAATAAGGCGTGCCTTTCGCTGTCTCTCATTCTCGCGTTTTGTCCATCTTTCATATCGCCGTCTGACTCTTTTCGCAATGATAAACGATAGCTCTCCTTCAGCAATTCCTTCATTTTGCGGTTCTGGTAAAATAGCTGACCTACACATAGGACAGCACGCCTGGCTACCGCGTACATTGATATGTTTGAATATGCAATCTGTACAGAAATGATGTCCGCATAACAATGTGGTGACTTTGTCCTTGCCATCCAGTTGGTAGGTGCTAATACATATAGCACACTCGACATTGATGGGAGTGATACATATATGTTCAGCGGTAGTTGGGGTTTTATTCCTCTCTGTACTGGTAATCAACCACTCATGACGCAGTTTCTTGTAAAATGTCTGGCAATGCATCTTGTCAATGGTAACATTTACCAGGGTACATAAAGCACGCTTGATAGGCTTGGAAAGCTTTGTCCATTGAGGTTCGACTTCACTATTTAGTAGAGCGTAAGCCGTAAATTCATCAGGGAGAATTTTGCGATCGTGTTTCAGTTGGCGACTGATATGCGCCGGCATTTTAATGAGTGTGTTATTTGGGTTATTTGGGTTATTAGGATTTGATATTTTATTATTCAAATTGGTTTTGATATAATTACGTACATAAAAAACCTTTCAATTTTTTTAGATTTTTTTAGATTTTTTTAGATTTTTAGAGCGAGGTGGTTAAGTCTTTGCGATTCTAGTACGTGCCCGTTTTGCGGATCTTTCGCGTTGGCGACGTTTTCTCTTTGCGTCGACACGTATTTCTTCCAAATCTGTTGAGACGACAGTATACTGAGCGGGTAATGCACCTCCAATGAATTCTGGATGCGTGGTTTGCTCAGTATTCTGACTCGGTATAACATGTAGTTCATCCGACGAAGATACCGGTGTTGTTCCAGGTGTTTCAAAAACACACGATCTACACGTATCTACAGGACAACATGATAGTTGCCTGGCGATCCTTTTTAAAATACACGCCGTACAGAAGTGATGTCCACATAACAATGTAGTAATCTTATTCTTTCCGTCAAGTTGGCGTGTTTCTAAACACTCTACGCATTCAATAGTGATAAATTCTACATTAACATGATCTGTTGGGATAGTGTTGCGGTCATGACGAATGGGTACGACATGTGTATCATATGGGTCCATTGTGATTTTAGTATTCAATATTATTCAATAGTTATTCAATAGTATTCAATTTGTTATATTATTATATTGGTTGATGTATTTTATAATACTGTCAATTTTATTTATGTTTTCTATGGTAGAAGTTTATTGATTAAAAAAAAGGCGTCCCTTTATCTTTTTTTTTTACCAACTTCCTTCCGAAGCCACTATGATTAAATTCATTTTATTCAAACTAAACTTAACCATCATTATATCATCTAAATAGAGGAGAAGACATAACCTCTAAATCATAGCATTAATATAGACATTGTTTCCAATGGTTTTCAATATCCAGAAATGTGATCAGCATTTTAGGTACGTCAAACACAGAGTTCATATATCTATATTTTCTTCAATGTATTAACAAATTTTCCTTATTATGAATACGCACCGAAGACCTATATTACAGCCAATTTAATAAGGAGTGAAAAGCTCCTGTTCAATTGGGTTGCGCCATATAGGAAGCGCCCATTTCTCTCACCCTGTAATGGTTAGGGTCCATATTATTTTTGCTACCACTGGATGATTTATGGTAACACTATTACATTTTAACATTTTAACTAACAATAAAAGGGCGTCCCCTTTATCCTTTTTTTTTACCAACTTCCCTACAAAGTCACACTGATTTTAGTCGTTTTTTCAAACAGTACGAAATCCACAATTATATTCAAATAGAGGAAAAGACATAACCTCTAAATCATAGCATAAACATCAGATACGGTTTACTACGTTTTTATCACCCGAATGAACGAAATGAATCAAACCTTAGTTCATATATCTAATATTTTCTTCAATGTATTAACAAATTTTCCTTTAATATGAATACGCACCGAAGACCTACTTTACCACCAATATTCCAGGAAATGAAAATCCCAGTCTATTCGTTTTGCGCCATGTAGGGAGCGCACATTTCTATTCAACCTGTAATGTTTAGGGACCTAATAAGGAATTTAATTTTAACCGACGACAATTAGCATCTTGCTGTGCTAAAAGGGAATATAGTTCATTTCGTTTCATCTATCCAGAACATACCGCGTGGAGGCGAACTATTTTATGTTCCATGGTGTAATCAGAGGGACTTGAACCCCCGACCTTCGGCTCATAAGACCGACGCTCTAACCAACTGAGCTATGAATACTTTGGTGCACGATGTGGGATTCGAACCCACGAAGCTAACGCAACAGATCTTAAGTCTGTCCCCTTTGACCGCTCGGGAAACCGTGCTAATTGAAAGGCGCCCCTTTCTACATTTAACAATGCGTATTTAATCATAATTATTATGAAAGTTCATATTCAATAAAATATATCACCTGTGGACTGCGTCTGTCCTAGTAACATTTAACGACAGCTACTATGTCGGATATTAGTTCATTTGGTTTTAATCCAGGATACACCGCGTGGAGGCGAACTATATTATATCCCATTGGTGTAATCACTGGGATTTGAACCCAGGACCTTCGGCTCATAAGACCGACGCTCTAACCAACTGAGCTATGAATACTTTGGTGCACGATGTGGGATTCGAACCCACGAAGCTAACGCAACAGATCTTAAGTCTGTCCCCTTTGACCGCTCGGGAAACCGTGCTACGGTAACATTTAACGACAGTTACCATGTCGGATATTAGTTCATTTGGTTTTAATCCAGGATACACCGCGTGGAGGCGAACTATATTATATCCCATTGGTGTAATCACTGGGATTTGAACCCAGGACCTTCGGCTCATAAGACCGACGCTCTAACCAACTGAGCTATGAATACTTTGGTGCACGATGTGGGATTCGAACCCACGAAGCTAACGCAACAGATCTTAAGTCTGTCCCCTTTGACCGCTCGGGAAACCGTGCCAATTAGTTTTATGACGTTACGGTCAATATCACCCAATATAGGATTTGAACCTATAACCTCAAGATATCATCATAATTAGAAGTCTTGCGCGCTATCCAATTGCGCCAATTGGGTATAATTATTAACTTATGATATTATCTGTACCTACATATCAATGTCAATTTTTTTTTAAATTGTTTTTTAGTAATGTAGTAATAGATCAATAAGTAAGAAGGTTGAATTTATTATATATGTTTCTATATCAAAATCTATGTCAAATTCTATGTCAATTTTTTAATGTTGATTTAGTAAATTACTAATATTTTTTATTTTTTTTTTATTTTTTTTGATCAAATATTTTGCGTTTTTTTCGCAAAAAAAATTGACATAGAAAAACATGTATTGAGTAGTATATTCAAAACAATCATTACTATTTAATAAAATATAATTCAGTTATGTCAGCTCGTGAAATTTGTTTCAACTTTGTAACTCAGGGCGTTGAGTTGGCTGAGAAGGAAGCTGTTAAGGCTGAGAAGTTGGCTGAGAAGGAAGCTGCTAAGGCTGAGAAGTTGGCTGAGAAGGCTATCAAGTTGGCTGAGAAGGAAGCTGCTAAGGCTGAGAAGGAAGCTGCTAAGGCTGAGAAGGAAGCTGTTAAGGCTGAGAAGGAAGCTGTTAAGGCTGACAAGTTGGCTAAGAAGGAAGCTGTTAAGGCTGACAAGTTGGCTAAGAAGGAAGCTGCTAAGGCTAAGAAGGAAGATTCGCCTGCGTTGGTGAATTTAGACATGGATATCATTGGATCTGATATGGAATCTTCTAATACGGAGAAGGAAGCAGCTAAGGCTGAGAAGATGGCTGAGAAGGAAGCTGCTAAGGCTGAGAAGTTGGCTGAGAAGCAAGCTGCTAAGGCGACTAAGTTGGCTGAGAAGGAAGCTGTTAAGGCGGAGAAGTTGGCTGAGAAGTTGGCTGAGAAGGAAGCTGCTAAGGCTGAGAAGTTGGCTGAGAAGGAAGCTGCTAAGGATGAGAAGTTGGCTGAGAAGGAAGCTGCTAAGGCTCTCAAGTTGGCTGAGAAGTTGGCTGAGAAGGACGCTGTTAAGGCAGCTAAGTTGGCTGAGAAGGACGCTGTTAAGGCAGCTAAGTTGGCTGAGAAGGACGCTGTTAAGGCAGCTAAGTTGGCTGAGAAGGACGCTGTTAAGGCAGCTAAGTTGGCTGAGAAGGAAACAGCTAAGGCGACTAAGTTGGCTGAGAAGGAAGCTGCTAAGGCTGTTAAGGTAGCCGCAAAAGAATTGGTTAGAGATGAAGCCAAAGAAGCCAAGAAGAATGGTAAATGTGTTGGTTTTCCTCTGGTGTCGTCAAATGATAAGATAAGTAGTCTTCAAAGTCGTGTGGTAGAATTCCAGCGGTCAAACGAGCGTGCGCCTACAGCGGATGAACTGAATGAA